GGTATCCGCCGAACGGACCAGACGAGCGTACGCTAAATACACCGCCAAGCACAAAGCGCGCATACAGAAGTGGAAGCTGGAGAACCCCGCCAAGACGGCAGAAAGCACCGCGAGACGCCGCGCAGCCAAGCTCAAGCGGACCCCGGCGTGGCTGACCAAGGACCAGCGCCGCCAGATGCGGCGGATGTACGAAGAAGCGGCGCGGCGCACCCGCGAGACAGGCGTAAAGTGGCAGGTCGACCACATAGTACCGCTGCTAGGTAACGGTGTGTGTGGGCTGCATGTCCCTTGGAATTTGCAGTTGCTTACTGGTCTAGAAAACCAGAAAAAAGGGAATAAAATTCTTGCCGAAGCAGCCGACCAAAGCCCAAACTGAGTGCTTGGCGCTCATGCGTACGCGGATGGCCGCAGCGCAGTCGGCATGGAGCGAGTCGCGCGAGGACGAGCTAGACGACCTGCGGTTTGCTGCGGGCTCGTCCGACAACAAGTTTCAGTGGCCTGACGACGTCCTTAACACGCGCGGCTCCGTCTCCGGCCAGACGGTCGGCGCGCGGCCGTGCCTGACCGTCAACAAGATGCCGCAGCATATCTTGCAGGTAACCAACGACCAGCGGCAGAACCGCCCCGCAGGTAAAGTGATCCCGGCCGACGACGAGGCTGACATCGAGGTCGCGCAGATATTCGACGGCATGGTCAAGCACATCGAGTACATCTCGGACGCAGACGTGGCGTACGACACAGCCTGCCAGAACCAAGTTACTTACGGCGAAGGATACTGGCGTATCCTGACCGAGTACTGCGACGACGAGTCATTCGAGCAGGACATCAAGATCGTACGGGTAAGAAACTCGTTCTCGGTCATGCTTGACCCGATGATCCAAGACCCGTGCGGTGCTGACGCGCAGTACGGGTTCATCTCGGACGACATAGACAAGCTCGACTACGAGCGTCAGTACCCTGATGCTACGCCGCTCAGTTCGCTGATGCAGAACATCAACGACGCGGCCAAGGCCACATGGCTTGGCAAAGACACGGTTCGTATTGCCGAGTACTTCTATTTCGACCACGAAGAAGCGACGCTGAACCTGTACCCCGAGAACAACACGGCGTTCACGGGCACCATCAAAGACAAGATGCTGCAACAGGCGTTCGGTAAAGCCATCAAGTCGCGCCGCGTCGACCGCCGCAAGGTCATGTGGATCAAGACCAACGGCTACGAGATTCTGGAAGAAAACGAGTGGGCCGGTAAGTCGATCCCGATCATCCGCGTTGTCGGCAACGAGTACGAGATCGAGGGTAAGCTCTACATTTCGGGTCTTGTGCGTAACGCCAAAGACCCGCAGCGCCTGTACAACTACTGGGTGTCGGCCGAAGCCGAGATGCTGGCGCTGGCCCCGAAAGCGCCGTTTATTGGCGCAGGTGGCCAGTTTGAGGGCTACGAGCATCAGTGGAAAACCGCCAACACGACCGCTTGGCCGTACCTTGAGTACAATCCGGATGTGACCGACGGCAAAGGCTCGCCGCTGCCGCCGCCGCAGCGCAGCATGCCGCCGATGGCGCAGACCGGGCTCATTCAAGCCAAGATGGGCGCGTCGGACGACATCAAGTCGACGACAGGCCAGTATAACTCCAGCTTGGGCGCGACCAGCAACGAACGGTCGGGCAAAGCTATCCTCGCGCGCGAGCGGCAGGCCGACGTTGGCACTTACCACTACGTCGATAACCTTGCGCGCGCCGTACGCTACTCGACCCGGCAGATCGTCGAGCTAATCCCCAAGATTTACGACACGCAGCGCATGGCGCGCGTCATTGGCGAGGATGCGCTCGTCAAGATGGTCAAGATCAACCCGCAGCAGCCGATGGCCGTCAACAAGATCATGGACAGCCAAGGCGTTGTGCTGGACAAGATTTACAACCCCAGCGTCGGCCGCTACGACGTCATGGTCACGACCGGCCCGAGCTACATGACCAAGCGTCAGGAAGCAATGGAGGCTATGGCGACCATCCTGCAAAGCAACCCGCAGCTGTGGGCCGTTGCAGGCGACCTGTTCATCAAGAACATGGATTGGCCGGGCGCGCAGGAAATGGCCGAGCGGTTCAAGCGTACGATGGACCCCAAGGTCATCGAAGACACCGACAAGTCGCCGGAACTCCAAGCCGCAGAGCTTCAAATCCAGACGCTCCAGCAGGAGACGCAGCAGCTGCACAACATGTTGCTCAGCGTCAAGGACAGCATGGAGTCGCAGGAGCTTCGCATCAAGGAAGTCACCGCCGAGGGCAACGCGCAGGTCGCGGCGTACAACGCCGAGACCGCCCGCCTCAAGGTCATCTCGACAGCGTTGACCCCCGAACAGATGCAGGATATTGTCCTTGGTACGGTACAGTCCATGATCGCCAGCGGCGACCTGCTGACACCGGCCGCGCTGGCAGGCATGGGCGGAAACTCCGCACCGCAAGCGCCGATGCAGCCCGATCCTATGATGCAGGGCGACCCGGCGACCTTTATGGAAAACGCCGCGCTACCGTCATCTGAAGTCGCGCCCCTGTAACCGGAGCTAACCTATGGGCTTGAAAACCACCACCGCGTGCCTCGGCTACCAGCAGATCGTTGGCCTTGCGGCTTCGACCGCGCTGACCGTCCCGACGCGCGACCTGAACGGGCTGAACGCCGATCCGACGATGGCGCTGATTGTGGCCGACACACAAGGCGTTCGCTGGCGCGACGACGGCGTCGCGCCCACGGCGTCTGTCGGCATGCCGCTGGCCCCGGGCGTGCCTCTTTTGTACGACGGAGACCTGACCGTGATCCGGTTCATCGAACAGGCGGCGACCGCCACGCTCAACATCACGTACTACTACTGATGATACGGCAAGGCTTCTCTCCTGTCCAAGCCCCGTTCAAGCAGACGCCAGTCTTGTTTGGCGCTGTCGCGGGCGGCGTCGGCATGCAGACGTCAAACTCACTGTTGGCCACGGCCACAGCAGCACTGAACGGCATCGCGCCGTACCACTATTGGGATTTTACGACTAACCGGGCGCTCTTCGCGCAAAAAGACGTCGGGGCCGTGACCAGCACACCCAACTGGAGTTTTAGCCGCGCATCTACGGGCTACGCGAACCAGACGCCGAATGTCAATTTTGGGACGACCAACCTTATTTTGCAGTCACAGACGTTGGACACCTCACCTTGGGTATCGTTCCAATCTAGTATCACAGCAAACGCAACCGCTGCGCCTGACGGGACTACCACCGCCGACAAACTGGTCGAAGATACGTCAACAAACACGCACACTCGCGCGCAGACTGTTACCTTGACTGCGTCCGTGCAGACTTTCTCTATCTACGCCAAAGCCGCTGAACGGACCCGATTTCTTATTTTTGTTCCTACGAACGCATTTGCAGACGTTACGGCCCGCACTGTGGTTTTTGACCTTACAGGTTCAGGGTCTACGTCCGGCCTAAGCGGGGCCGGTGCAACAGCCTCGATTGAGGTGCTGGCAAATGGCTGGTATCGCTGCATCCTCAACGTGCCCGCTACCTTGGCTGTTGGCGCTCTTATTCAGTACGGGTTAATAAACGAAGTGGGCGTCAATAACTACACCGGCAACGGCACGTCGGGCCTGTTCCTGTGGGGCGCGCAGATCGAGCCTAGGGCCACCGTCTCGGCCTATAAACCCACGACCACTGTAGCCGTAACCGACCTATCCGGCCCACCGCTGGTCAGTTTTGGCATCAACGTGCCGCGCCTTACTAACAAGGGTTTGTTGGTTGAAGACCTCCGCACCAACGTTTTGCTGCAATCGCAGACAATGGCCACCGCTCCTTGGTCGCCGTTCCAGAGCAGCGTCACGGCCGACGCTACCGCCGCACCCGATGGCACGATAACCGCAGACAAACTGGTTGAAGACACCACGGCGGCGTCAACACACTTTCACCAGCAGATCGTCAACCTGACTGCTTCGGTGCAGACTTTCTCTATCTACGCCAAAGCCGCCGAACGGACCCAGACTTCTATCTTTGTGCCCACGGGCGCGTTTGCAGACGCCGCGTTCCGTACGGCGTCTTTTAACCTGACGGGCGCGGGGTCTATATTTGGTTTGGCCGGGGCAGGGGCGGCCGCGTCTATCGAGGCGCTTGCAGGTGGCTGGTATCGTTGCATCCTGAACGTGCCCGCTACCTTGGCTGTCGCAGCCAACATACAGTACGGGATGCTGGTGGCAAACAACCCCGTCTACACTGGAAACGGCACGTCGGGGCTGTTCCTGTGGGGCGCGCAGGTTGAGGCGGCTGCAACCCATTCAAGTTACATCACGACCACGACCGTGACGGCGACACGACAAGCAGATGTGGCCAATGTCTCCAGCCCCGGCGTGGCGTATCCTCTCAGCCTGTTTGTTGAATTCACGCGCGCCGTAGATACTGGGCTGGGGGCGGAATGTTATTTTAATGTTGACGCCGGCGGCAATGATCGTTTTCGCCTGAATATCAACTCGTCAGACCAAGGCGCATCGTTTGCAAACGCTGGCGGCGTAACTCAGTTTTCCGATCAGGTGGCTGGCGCCATCGCGCTTGATACAGTCACGAAAATTGCGGCGCGGGTGGCAGCCAATGATGCCCGCATGGCGCGGGGCGGAACATTAGGAACGCTGGATAATACTGTTACCGTTCCAGCCGCGCCGACTGCAATCGTATTTGGAGCGGACGCGGGCGGCAATTTCGGCTTTGGTTATGTCCGTCGCGCCGCCATCTTCAACACCGCGTTGATTGACGCCACACTGCAAAGGGTCACCGCATGACCCCCGGCGCGAGGTAACCATGCCTAATGTCAAGATCAGCCAGCTGCCTGCGGCTACCACACCCCTGACGGGCGTGGAGCAGGTGCCGCTCGTGCAGAACGGCATCACGACCAGAACATCCATCAACAACCTCAAAGGCCCCGACGGCGTACGCTATTTTCAGACGTACGCTACAATGACGGCGCTGACAAACGCCAACGGCCGTGTCGATAACATGGTTGTCGAGGTAGCCTCTCGTACGACAGAGGGCGACGGCGGTGCCGGGGTCTGGTACTACGATGCAGGCTCAAGCGCGACCGCCGACGGCGGTACTGTCTTAGCCGCCGATGACAGCGTCGGCCGCTGGCTGCGCGTCTTCAACAGCGGCCAGTATTACGCCGCGTGGTTCGGCGTGCGAGCCGCCAACTCGGCAGCGGTCAACAACCCGCTACTACAGGCGGCCATCGACGCGCTTGTGGCGGCCAGCGGCGGCGTTCTGGAGCTTCCCGCAGGCGCAATCAATTTCACCAACGTTACCATTAACGGCAATAACATAACGATCTGCGGCCAAGGCCCCGGCGAGACGATCCTGACGTCAACCTATACCGCAGGGGCGTGCATCACGCTCGGCGGGGCGGTGACTCGGACTGCGAATTACCAGTTCAGGGATATTGGTTTCTCCGGCGCCATTGGCGGCACCATGTTCTTCCTGCGCTACACACGCGGCGTCTATTTCAGCAACTTCAACTACACCGCAGACAGGTGGATGAAAATTGGGGACGAGACGCTGGGAACATCCTTCCCCGCATACATCGTCCACATGGTCGACAGTGGAAGCTCCAGCCAGATCGCCGGAGCGACGCTGCATCACATCGAGTGCTGGAACTACGCCGGTCAGTTCCTGATGCGGGACGTATTCGTGGAAGGGCAGTACATTGCCACCACTGACGGCTTTACCGTCACGAACAACATCCAGAACCGTGTCGACCACGTCATGATTACCGGGGGATATTTCTCGCGCTTCCGGGTCAACTGGAACTTCGAGAATGGCCGCGTTGTCAATCTCTACATGGACTCGGATCACCTGTCTGAAGGTGCAAGTCAGAACGCCATCCGTTTTGTCACCACGGCGGGGTCGTCAAAGGCCATAGGCCAAGTAGGCTGGGAATATTGCTTCATCTACTCTCAGTTTTCGTGCTCGTCCGGGACGTCACCCGTACTCTACATGGCTGCAAACCAAGCAGGTGGCACCTCCTGCGGTACGTTTGTGTTTTCCGGTGCAGTCTACCACCTTGGAAGCTGCACGCCGATTGTTATTGATGCCAGTATCAACAGCATCACGAACCTGACTATTCGCGGCGTGGATTTCTTCGGGAGCCCCCCGAATACCAACCAATATATCGTGCAACTGATCGGCGGAACGTCTACCACATACCTCCGCAATGTCTACGTCGGAAACATCACCGGCCGCGCGTTTACCAACGCCCTTGCAGCCGTGGCTCGGGTGTCCGGGTTCATTGACCGTGTAGTTATTGACACAGACACCTTCGCCGTCACTAACGCCACAACCGGCCTCGACGACGCGTCTGATGCGTCAACGCCGCTTGCGCTCACCAACACGACCGCCGCGCCCACAGACTTGATCACGGTACTGGACCAGTCCCAAGGCTGGTCGCGCCCGATGTCGATGCAGAACGCTGCCAACTATCTTGGTGCAATAGGCGGGTGGCGGGTGCTGGCCAAGTCAGCCGTAGCGGTCACCCACACAGGCAACACGACCGAGACTGCGCTGGCGACCATCACCATTCCCGCAGGCGCATTGGGGCCGAACGGCGCTATCCGCGTAACGGCGCTGACAACCAACAACAACAACGCCAACATCAAGACCACGCGCTTTAGGTGGGACACAATATCGGGCACAGATTTCTTGGGGTACGCGACCACCACTAACATAACGCACCAGCCCCAGCGGACCATCTGGAACCGCAACTCTGCGTCCTCACAGATCAGCGTTCCATCAGGGATCACAAACCCTTTTGCTGCCATCTCTATCACCCCCACTACAGCGGCGATCAACACCGCCGTCGCTACGACATTCGTCATCACAGGCCAGCTTGCCAACGCGGCTGACACCGTGACGCTGGAGAGCTACCTCGTCGAAATAAGCTACGGAGCCTAGTATGGCGTACGTTAAAATCAGCCAGCTGCCCGCAGCAACCGCGCTTACCGGCGCGGAGCAAGTGCCCATTGTGCAAAGCGGGGTTACCAGCCGCACAACAACCGGCGCGTTTCTTACGTTTATAAGCGGCGACAAATTTTCCGCAAACAAAGGCGGCACAGACCAAACCGGGATTGTTTCGAACGTACCCACTAAACTTACTTGGAGTACCGAAATATACGATTATCAGTCGCGCTTTGCGTCTTCTACGTGGTCGCCCTATCCGGGTGTGCAGCGGATAAACTGCCACATTTACGCACTCAACGTGACCGCGTGCGAGCTTAAACTTTACAAAAACGGAGTTGAGTTTCTGCGGGGCCCCATTGTCATTGGCTCACCCTCAAACGACGCTATGATGGAAGGTAATTGGGAGTTTCTTTCAGCGCCGGGCGACACGTTTGACGTCTACCTTCGCGCCCTAAGCCCCGGCACCGCTACAGTTAGCGGGGGCGCTAGCCTATCCTACATTGCCGGTAGTCAAGTTTAATCAACGCCGTTAAATGCCTATTTTCTAACGTACGGGTGCGTCTCACTCGGTGAGTTTTTACAAAAGGTGACTGACATGGCTAAGAAACCCGGTCTGTACGCTAACATTCACGAAAAGCGCGAGCGCATTGCCGCTGGAAGCGGCGAAACGATGCGTAAGCCCGGCGCTAAAGGCGCTCCAACGGCCGCTGCTTTCAAAGCTAGCGCCAAGACTGCGAAGAAGAAATAGATGGCCAAGAAATCTGTTTCTCTTTCAGTTGGGCGCGGCGAGAAACTGCCTGCCAGCCAAGGCGCAGGGCTGACCGCCAAAGGCCGCGAGAAATATAACCGCGAGACCGGAAGCAACCTTAAAGCGCCCGCGCCTAACCCTAAGACCAAAGCGGATGTTGGCCGCAAGGCTAGCTTCTGCGCGCGCATGGGCGGCGTCGTTGCTAAGTCTGAGAACGCCGAACGAGCCAAAGCCAGTATGCGGCGCTGGAAATGCTAGTTGACACTGAGTTGCAAGTGCAGTAGCCTACTTTCTAACGTACGGATGCGTCTCATCCGGTTATCCCCTAAAAAGGTGTTGTATGTCTCCTGAAGACCTAGCGGCTATCCCCGCGCCAGAACCGGAAGTCACGGCGACCCCGGCACCTGAAGTAGATGCAAAGCCGGTGGAACCGAGCGCCAAAGTCTTCACACAGGAAGAGCTTGACGCAGCAATCGGTAAACGCCTTGCCCGCGAAGCAAGGAAGTGGGAACGAGAACGCGCTCAAGCACAGCCCCCGGCACCGACCCCGGTCGTACCGCCGAACGTCGCCGACTTTACAGATGCCGTAGCCTACGCGGAAGCGTTGGCGGAAACAAAGGCCGCTGAACTAGTCGCTAAACGTCAAGCTGAGCAAGAGGTCGTTGCGCTTCGTGACAGCTATGAGGACCGCGCCGAAGCGGCCCGCGACAAGTACGATGACTTTGAACAGGTCGCGTACAACCCTGCGGTGCCGGTAACCAAGGTGATGGCCGAAGCGGTCATGGCTGACGAGTTAGGCCCCGAGATACTTTACCATCTCGGTTCTCATCCGTCGGAAGCATCTCGAATTGCCCGCCTCTCTGCCGTACAGCAAGCGCGTGAAATCGGGAAGTTGTCAGCCAAGCTGGCATCTACCCCACCTGCCAAGACTACTTCATCGGCCCCCGCGCCAATCACGCCTGTAGCTGCCCGCAATGTGGCAGCAAAAGTAGTGGACACGACGGACCCGCGTGCAACCAAGAGCATGTCGGATGCAGAGTGGATCAACGCTGAAAACGACAGGATGAGGAAGCGGCTGGAGGCTCAACGCAACCGCTAAGGCTCAAGGAGCCCCACGACTATGGCCAACTCCCTTCTGACAATCGACATGATCACGAGGAAGGCTCTCCAAGTGCTGGAGAACAACCTCGTCATCACGCGCAACGTCAATCGTCAATACGATGACAGCTTCGCCAACACCGGAGCCAAGATCGGCTCGACCCTGCGTATCCGCCTGCCGGATCGCGCGCTTGTGACGGACGGTGCCGCCCTGCAAGTGCAGGACGACAACGAACAGTTCACGACCCTGACTGTGGACACGCAGAAGCACATCGGCGTCAACTTCACGACTGCCGAGATGGCGATGTCGCTCGACGACTTCTCCGACCGTGTCCTCCAGCCGCGCATGTCGCAGCTGGCCGCGTCCATCGACGCGGACGTTGCTAGCTCCTACCTGCAAATCTTCAACACGGTCGGCACCCCGGGTACGGCCCCGGCGACCTCGCTGGTTCTCTTGCAGGCGCAGCAGAAGCTGAACGAGTTCGCCGCCCCGATGGGCTCGCGCTACGCAACGGTCAACCCCGCTGCAAACGCTGGTCTTGTTGAAGGTATGAAGGGCTTCTTCAACCCGACCGACACCATCACCAAGCAGTTCAAATCCGGCATGATGGGTACGGGCGTCCTCGGCTACGACGAAATCAACATGTCGCAGTCGATCCGCCAGTTCACGACCGGCACGCGTACGGGCGCACACACCGTCACGACGACTGTCGCGACGCAGGGTCAGTCGACCATCAACATCACCGGCACGGGTACGCAGGTCATTAACGCGGGCGACGTCTTCACTGTCGCTGGCGTCAACGCCGTCAACCCGCAGACGCGTGAATCGACCGGCTCGCTCCAGCAGTTCGTGGTTCTCGCCACCAACACTGCCGCAGGCGGTGCCTACACGGCTGTCAGCGTCTCTCCTGCCATGTACACGGCGGGTAACGCTTTGGCCACCATCGACGCGTTCCCGGTTGCCACCGCCGTTGTCACCTTCGTTGGTGCGGCTTCTGCGGTCATCCCGCAGAACCTCATCTACCACAAGGACGCGATCACGTTTGCGACGGCCGACCTCCTGCTCCCGCAGGGTGTCGACATGGCGTCTCGCGCGGTCTACAACGGCATCTCGATGCGTGTCGTACGTCAGTACGACATCAACAACGACCGCATGCCCTGCCGTATCGACGTTCTGTACGGCTTCCGTGTGATCCGCCCGCAACTTGCAACCCGCCTCGTCGGCTAACGGCCAACAGGAACAGGAGAACCTACTATGCCCCTTCCTACAATTGGCACTGGCCATCAGATCGGTGACGGCAACGTCAACGAGCCCCTCATTGACGTTCTTGGCGACCCGCAAACCGCAACAGTTACGGCGACCCTCACGCCCGCTCAGCTGCTTGGCCGTATGCTTATCGGCAACCCGTCAACTTCGGCCGCGTCCTACACGCTGCCGACCGTCGCTCAGCTTGAAGCGGCTATCGGGGGTAACCTCCCGAAAGTCAACACCGCGTTCGACATCGAATACATCAACCTTGGCACTTCGTCGGGTATCACCACGTTCCTCGTCGGAACGGGCTGGACCATCGTCGGCCGCGCAGCCGTCCCGATCACAACCGGAGTCCACCTTCGCGCTCGTAAGACGGGTGTCAACTCTTGGACGCTCTACATCGTCGGCTAACGCACAGTGGGCGGCTTAAAACGCCGCCCACACCCCTTTGGAGGCTTCTATGCCCAACGACAAGTCAGTAGGGATCGCGTTCTCCGACCCGGCGCTA